TTTGCAGTATCACCCTCAGTAACTTCAATACTATCAATGTTATATACTATTTTTGGTTTATCCTCAGGTGGTAATGGCACTCCACCAATAAATCCAATCGTTGTAACTGCCAATGGTTGTCCTGTGTATGCTTCTTCACAAACATACTGTGTGTAATCTGCAGGAGTATCACCAAACAAATTACTAATATCTTCTAACAATTCATCTAAGAAGTCCTTATCATTTTCTTTTCCTTTTTTCTCACCATCTGTACATACTTCTTTATACTTTGCACATGTTTTATCAGGTCCTGAGCAAGAGATACCTAATAATCTAAGTATATAATTAATTGCATTTCCTATTAAATTAAGTGGTTCAGCAATAGCACCAAGGATATCTTGTAGAGGTCCTAAAATGCTAGTGAGTAATTCATTCATCAACTGTTGAATTTTTGATATAATTCCATTTACTAACTCATCAACCTGACAGATAGCAGCACGATAAATTGACATAACATAATTCATTAAGAGATTTGTCAACCATGAAATCAACCTATCACCTAGATCTGCCATCTGACATCCAAGATCCTTAAGAATTTTATTAAACCACTCTGTGACAGGAGTCAATATATTACCAGTTTCATTAGGTGCTAGTACAGCTTTTACTAATTTTTCAACAGCATCTTGAATTTTGCTTGTAATATACCCTTTAATTTTACCAAGAAATTCTGTTATAACATTGACTAATTTGTTTACATACTTTCTTGCTACTTTTAACGAGTCGTTTACCTCACCTGTTACTTTATCGGCATAAAATGTGCCAATATTTCCATTGCTGTTTTGAACATCATATAAAAATTGAGCGATAATATTTTTTGTTTGTGTTTTTAAATCAACGTCATCACATTTTTCTGCTACAGTTTGACACCAATCTTCTTCTTTAATTACTTCTTGTTTTTTAAGTCCTTGATCTACTCGCTGTTCACCATCACCTCTAGTTGTGCCATCAGATAGTCCACCACCAGTTTTAGCAGTGCCGTCCTTTCCCTCCTCACCATCTGTAATGGGATTTGGTGCATATTTACCAGATCTTACACATGTTTTAAATGCTTCATTATCATCTGGAGCACAATCGTTAATCGTAGATGTTGAACCTGGCACAACACCAACGGAACCCATAATAATGGGTTTTTGTCTATCATTATCTAAGAAAAATCCTGTTACCCAACAACCTGGTATCAATTGAGGATGAGCTCCACCAATATTACCAGGCATAAAAGGAACATTAACTGGCATCATCACATTCGCCCAAGGCAATTTATCCGTATCAAGAATCTCCTTACTTTGAGGATGATCTCCTACGATTCTTACCTTATAACGGTATCCGCCTTTGTTGTTTTCTTCATCGCTGGCGGTTGCTTCTACTTGACCTATCCACCAAGAAAATCCGTCATTTCCGATTTTATTGGTTGGCATTAGTCGTGATAATGCTTCATCCATATTAGTCGTCGTATACTAGACACTCTGGTTCATCAGGGTGCATCTCACAAAATAATTCTAGTGCATTAGGATCATGATGATCTCCTGCCTCTATTTCTTCTTTATGATGCTCTGCATAGACTTCAAGTTCATGAAGTTCCTCTTTTGCATGTCTGCGTGCTGCAGGGTTTGCTAAAGGATCTTCTACGATTTTTTTATCTAGAGCAATGTGTTTTTCTATACTTTCCATGAATAGTACCTCCTTGATTTATTTATTGACCATGATTGGAAGGGACTTCTGCAACTCCATAAGAGTCCCTACACAATTCTAGCGTAGTCTTTAAAACTCCGCTTTCTGTGTCAACAAAACTATATAATTGTTTAGTAGTTTTGACAAGATACACTCCACTACTTTCTAGATCATATGGTTCTGTTTTTCTAAGTTCATCTGCCAACTTATTTTGAATTAGGATATCAATTTTATCACCTGCACATATTTCTGGATTACCAGGAATCTCAATAGTAAGTTCTTGATTGGATAATAATTCAGCTCTTGCTATTCCTTGTGTAGCATAATACTTTTGCCAGTCTGCAAATTTATTTGGATCTGTTGCCTTGGGATCTTCTGGATTAGCAATGGTTGGGTCATTGAACCATGATTCATGATCTAATAAAATAGACATGACTCTACTAGGAACTTCTGATAGGTCACCTTTTTCATTAGAAGGAATTATTGCAACACTATCTTGATAACCTAAATGTGCCATGTTATCGTAACTATCTTTAATTTTGTAAGTATATTCTTCGTACTGACCTGTAGATATGTTAAAGAAAATCATTAAAGAGGAGTATTTTCCTTTACGCAAAGATGTAGCTATATCAATTTCTGATGTGAACTTAGAATTTTCAATTAAAAATCTTTGATCTCCAGATATTTCAGTATTTGCTATTTTTTCCATGTAAGGACCCCATGCTCTTGACTGTAATCTTGGTTTTTCTTTTTTATCACCTTCTTTCTTATCTTTAAATATAAACGTTCCATCTTCAGATGTATCACATAATGCATCAATAGAAAAGAAGTTATATCCTCTACGAGTTTCCCAAAAAAGAAATCCAGCACTACCTTTTATTGGTTTGCTTTTTGAATTAGGTCTGTTTTGTCTATTTTCCTCATATGTTTTATATTTTTTTCCTGTGTAAGTAGTTTTTGAAGAAACAGATCTCTTAATAAGATTTGCGATAATATTAAATGGTCTGATTTTAGCAGGATTTAATTTGACTTCAAATCTAGATGGTTCTGAAAAAAATTCTTTTGATGAATTTAGATATTCTTTACCTAACATCTTTTCAATAATTGTCTCAGGATTTCCCTCAAGAGGATCTTGTACTCTGATACTTTCATTAATTAAAAACTCAGGTGAAACTAATATTAAAGTATATAATTGCTTTTTATTCTTTACATATCTCTTTCCAATTTTAGAAACAACAAAACTATATTCAATTGGTACATCACTAAAAGTGGTTTTAAATTCCATCTCAATGGTTTCACCACCTTGAATAGGATACTCATTTATAAAGTTTTTTGAGTCACTTATAGTTATAGTTCCACACATAGCTGGTTGTTCTATACTTTCATGTATACTAATACCACCAACCATATCAGAAGTCAAACCTTTTGAAGGTTTTCCATCTCTAGACATTACACATTTAGTCAGTCTTGCTTCAGAAGAGTGTTGTTCTGCCATTATGTCTTACTCATTAAACTGAAATCAGCATTGAATGCTGTGAATGTATACGGGAATGCACCACTACCAACTTCTTCAGACTCACCACTACCACCAGCAGCGACAGTATTATAATTATTAATAATAGTAGGAGATACAAACATATTTCCCAAGGATGTTTGTGCAGAACTATTATTCAAATTATTTGCCAGTTCATTTGAATTATTTGGATTACTAACTTGTGGATTAGGAAACATATCCATGAAATCCCACCATTGATTTTTACCTTCACCAGGTTCTTTCTCTCTTTTAAAACCCTTAAATGGATTGAGAAAATCACCAATTGAATCCTTCATATTGCCAAATGCCTTTAGTAGTCCTTTACCAAATGCTTCCCATCCACCCATGGTTTCATAATATGTTTTATGACCAAGTGCTTGTAATTTAGTATCTTTACTCTCGTTATCTAATCTAGCTTCTAATGCACCTTCACCAAACATCTTAAATGTCTTTTTACCTCTAGCTCCTTCTAACGGGAAAAATCCTTCCGCACCTGCTTCACCAGCAACAACAGGAGTTGGTTTTGTTAATAATCCACCTTTTGCCATTGGCATCGCATTTAAGTCTCTAGCGAGCAGGAATCCGTCAATACCTAAACCTATTCCCGAACCAATACCAGGAAACAAACCTAACATACCAGACGTAACCTCAAGTCCAGCACCAAAAAGATCTCCTTCTAATGCACGTTGAATACCAAATGCTACACCAGCGATAGCTCCAATGATAGGAAGTTTCTTAACTAATGACTTTGCTCCAGCTTTTACGCCTAACTTTGATCCTTGTTTTATAGTTTGTTCTGCAACAGTTCCTACTAGTTGTTTACCAATGGGTTTATCAGCACCTTTTAGTGCTCCATTCATGAGTTTACCATACTCTACATCACCCATACCCCCTTTCAGAATATCCAAAGCCGCTTCGGTACTTATTTCACCGCCAGTATATCCACCCTTTTTAATAAATTCAAGTAATTCTACTGCTTCTTTTTGTTTTAT